TCGAAAGAGCTGGAAGTAATTCATAAGCTAGAAGTGAGATATGGCAGCATGGCTAACGTGCCTGAGAGCAAATTAGCTAACTTGCATAAGATGCCTGGAATTAAGACCGTATCAGGCGATTACACGGAGATTACGCGTACCCAGTATAATGCCATTAAATTAGTCATGGAAGGCAAGCAAGGGAAAACTAGGACGTCTCGGGAGCTAAAGCACAGTAACGTTTGGTTGGATAAACGTATTCGTGCGATTGACGAAAACAAATACTACATTACGGAGGACGAATAAACATGATTGATATGAAAATTGACCAGTATCATCTGACTAGTGACAAATACGAAGTTAAGGTTAACAGGATGTCATTAGACAGCCATGGGCATCCGGTAACTAGCTACGATGAAAAGTCTGGTATTAATCGGCTGGTAGAAGTACCCCTAGCACACTGTAAGAACGTCGAGGACGCATTGCACTGGCTTCGTGGGTATTTAATCCGGACTGGCAGTGAACACATTAAAACAGTGGATCAGTTAGCCAGAAAGAGTCATGAAATTGAACGACAGTTTGACACGTACATTAAAGAGCGCGTACCGGAAGGATTGTGAGTTATGCCTAAACACACTAAGAAGCGTTCAACGATTAAACGGAAGCACCGGCGAATGAAACAACATGCCGAGAAAGCGATGAAATCACAGCATGATAATCGTCAAGGAACCAACTAACGAGGAACGCAAGCGGGCGTTTGGGGAGGACTGAAAATGGCTTATATATTGATGATTAATAGTGATGTGGCAGCTGTATATTCCAATAGACAAGCCGCTAGAAAAGATGCGAAACATTTCAGATAAAAGGGCCAGAACACGTCAATTATGACTGTTCCTTACCATAAGCAAAGTATCTTGGAATGAAACTAATCAAGGAGATGGCGACGATGATTAAGTTTAGAGTGTGGGACAAAGTTCAGAATAAAATGCTGTTACCTGACAATATCGAATTTATTAATGGGCAAGCCTATTGGGCAGAAGCTAGCACTGATGGTAATGGTAGTTATTCTAACGATGGAAAAGTTGATGGAATTGGCGCATTGTTTGAGATTGAACAGTTTACCGGACTGAAAGACGTGAACGGAAATGAAATCTACGTTGGTGATATTGTAAAAGTGTGGTCAGATGTGAGTGAATTAACAATGGAACCAACTGTCAATGAAATCGTTTCAGAAGATTATTTCGGGAGAGCAGGCATGTTTTTAAAACCATTAAGGCTACATGTTATTGAACCATGCTTACATGATTCTTGGAATAATAAATTTGAAGTTATCGGCAATGTGCACAATAACCCAGAGCTATTGGAGGAACACAGATGATTAAAATTTATCGAAAAACGGCCACTATCAAGGCTGAACAATTCGATGGTAGCTATGAGATGGTTGATAAGTATGAGCTTGATAAACCAATTTATTTAGCAGATGGTGGCACATTTGGAATCGAAACATTAGAAGGATATTTTGACATAGAAGTCGGCGATTGGATTGCAACTGGTATTAATGGAGAAACTTGGGCGATTAAAGATGATGTATTCAAGAAGACGTATACCGAAATGCCAGTAATTCCAAAGGAAGTTAGCTTATCAATTAAGGACTGGAAAAAGCGCCACCGCGGACTTGATCAAATTTTCGGAATAGTTTATCAGCATGAAATAACTAGAACACAAGGAAGCACTAATATCAACTGGATTATGTGTGGTAACCAAGATACTTTTGCCCGTGCATGGCTAGACGGATACACAGTGGAGGAAGACAAATGAAGATTAAAACTTTTAACCAAGGTTGGCAGGAAGATAGCGAAGAATTTGATAGTCGTGTAAATGATTTTATCAAAGACAAACAAGTTGTTCAGATTACGACTAATGAAACTGTTAGTGATATTTCTGATTTAACGCATTCATTAACCGTACTTTACAAGGAGAATAAAAATGACTGATACCGAATACGCCAAAGCGATTCAAACAAAAGCCACAGTTGCCAACCTGGAAATGAACGCGGCACTGATAACTGAGCAACAGGCACAAATTGGCCAGGACTTCATTGCTGACATTATGGAGTTGAGTGATCGCGAGAGTAAACAAAAAGCCGCCTACTAGGGCGACCGCTGACATCTATGACAATTAACCAGACAGTTAATTATATCACAGAGGAGTGGCTGGCTTGGAAAGAACGACGAAGAAAATGGTTGAGAAGTACCTACGCGAATATCCGCTAATTGATGGTCTAATTGCTCGTGAGGAACTCAATATTATGTATCCGTATCAAGAACCTGACGAAAACGTTGGTGGTGGTCGTGCTCAATATAAGAAGAGTGCTCCAACTGAGTATGCTGCTATCTCGGTGGCTGATAGTGAAACGATTCGAGCATTCCAGCATCGGAGAGATGTAATTGATCAGTGTTTGGACGAATGCGGTGAAGACACCGAAACACTGATATGCGAACTGTATTTTAGAAAACGCCAACGTTACTCGGTTGAAAGCCTAGTAACTAATGGGATGATATTTGTTAGCAAGAGCAAAGCTTATTATCTAGTTGATAAGTTTATTGCCAAAGTAGCAAGTAGGCTTAACTTGTATGATGTATCTGATTTTGGCTAGTTGGAAAAAAGTTGGAAAAAATGGGCTTGAAATCGTGCTAAATTGGTAGTATGCCAAATGTGATTGACGTGCATGAAGTAATCCTCCAAATTACAGACTGGTAGTCGCTGTGGGCTAATTGGTAAGCCACAATGGAATGTAGGTTCGAGTCCTACCGGCGATATAGTTATATAGCATGGTCACTCATGAGGGCTAAACATTTATAACACGTGCTTGTGGCGGAATAGGTAGACGCACAGTTAGATGCGAGAAACGGGTGTTGGTTGACAACCAGTATGTCCACACGTCATGTAGGGTGCAAATCCCTACCAAGCACATAATTGGCGCAATTAATCTGGCCACCAAATTACATGCGGAAACATGTGCGCTGTGGTAACATAATCAAACATGGTTGCAAAAACTATAATCGTTTTTCTGATAACAACTGTGTTTAGGAGCCTGACATTTAGTTGGGCTCTTTTTAGTAAAGTAAATAGTGTGTATTGCAACTCAAATAATACTAAATATAGTATGATATTAAATTGTATTGTTGAATAACAGGATCGCCATCTTATGAGGCAACAATACATAGGCCTGGCTGACGTCAGGCTTTTTTAAGTACATACGATTAGGAGGAACTACAATGAATATAGAAGACAACGAGGCTATTGAGAATGATTGGAAAAAAGTTAATCTAGAGCTATTCGGGGTACAATATCCATTCTGTTCAAGCAACGAGGCAACTCATGCCAAAGCTGATTAACACAAAATACGGCTACGTCACGCCACAAGAAGCGGAGATGGATGCCCACTTAGATAAATGGATGAAGCGTCGTGCTAAACAGCATGGCGCTTTTAGTTTGGATAGGAAACGGAGGAAACAACATGCCAAGAACAAGAAGATGCCGCTATCCTAACTGCCATGCAATGGTTGCATTCCCTGACCACTATTGTCAGCAACACTATGAGCACGAAGCTGAGTACTTGGCTAGTCGGCAGCGTTGGGCACGTAGCAATGACAAACAATACACACACAAGTACAACACGGTCACGCGTTATCGCAATGAAGACAAGCGTCAGCAATACAGCTTCTATCGTACAAGGCAATGGTCACATCTAAGGCAACAAGTCTTAGAGCGTGACCATTACTTGTGTGCTTACTGCAAAGTGCAAGGCGTCATCACGCCTGCTAAGACTGTGGATCATATTGTACCGATTGAGTTTGACGAAACATTGAAAGCTAACATTGCTAACTTAGCTGTAATTTGTGGGAGTTGTCATCGTGCTAAGACGGACTGGGAGCAATCATACTATGGCACTGGTCAAGGCAACGAGTTGCAAAGCGTAACGCCGATCAATGATGTATCAGCAATCGTTGTGTTGATGAATAAGGAGTGAAGGTATTGAAATCATATTATATTGAATCAATCAATCTGTGGATTATTCACTTCAATGGTATCCTAGACCAACAGCAAAAGGATGCGATTATAAACATGTGGCATAAGCAAATAGGTGCCACTGATAAAGTTGTGGTATTAGATAAGACTATTGCACCTTTAGAAGTGATTAGTGGCAAGCTTACTTGGACACAGAGACGATTACTAAAAAGGTTAATCCGGCGTCATGGATTAAATAAATGAGAAATAAAGTTTGGAATAAGTTAAATCAATTTATTGGCACTTGTCGTTCGATTTGAGCGGCTTTAATTTTATGAATGTAGTTAGTCACGATGAGAATTAAAACAACCCCCGCCCCCTAACACGTCCCGAGAAGAGCACACACATTGCCGTTTTCTTGTGATAGAAACAATTTTTGAAAATTTTTAGGTAGGGGGGGTCACCCAATAATGAAAGGAGGTAGATAAAATGAAAAAAACAGATAAAGACGTCAACGGTGGTCAATTAACACGTACACCTCCAGCTTACTTAGGCCGGCAAGCTAAGGTCGTTTGGCGTCGATTAGTGCCTTTTTTAGAAGAAAATACCCCAGTTAAGCGCATTGATAGTGGGCTTGTAGAACAATATGCTTCCCAATATGAGATTTATCGCAATGCGTATAAACATATCCAGGAAAATGGTGAAGTCCAAGCAATCTATAAAACGTTACAAGATCAGACCGGTAAAAAAATTGGTCGAGACTTCGTGGGTTACAAGCGTAATCCCATGACACAAATTTACGATTCAGCGGTTAAAAATCTGACTAAACTAGGCGCTGAACTAGGCTTGTCGCCAAAATCGCGTAGTGATTTGTTAAAGCTGAATTTAGATGATCATAAAGACAAACGTAGCGTCGCTGATCGAATGAAAGAGTTCTTAGGATAGGCGGTAATTATGAAAGTTGATCTAACACAAACACACGACGTCTTGGGCGTTTACCAATCAATCGATTGGCAATCCATTAAAACACGTTATAACGATGCTGGTACTAAATACGCTTTCTCAGTTTTAGATGGTGATGTTGTTACCGGCTATTTGATTAAGCTGGCTGCGCTACGACATTTGCGTGATTTACAGCGTCAGGGAAGTGTTGACTTTTCCTTTAATTATTCAACCAAGAAAGTTTCACAGGTTTTGAAGTTTGCAGCAATTTGCCCGAATGTTGATACTGGTGAACCCACAAAACTAATGCCATGGCAAGAGTTTATTATGGCAATGCTGATTGGTTGGCGTAATGATGACGGTGGCAAGCGCTTTTCACGAGCAATTGTTTCCGTTGCGCGGGGCCAAGGCAAAACTTATCTTATGGCGATTATTACTGCCTATAGTTATTTAATTGAGTCATTGGGACTATCTAACCAAGACTATCTAGTTTCATCCATTAATTACAAACAAACGAGCAAGATTCTGGGCTACATTAAGTCAATGCTTGCTAAGATTGCAACTATTGAGCCATTTAAGTCATTGATTGCTGATAGTGGGTTAGATACACGGACACTGTCATCACAGGCGGATCAAGTCACAATGAGCAAAACTAATAATAAGCTACGGGCAATCAGTCACGAAGCCGGTCAGTACGATAGCTTTCATTTCACAACGGCTATATTTGATGAAATTGGTGAAATTAAAACACGACAAAAGATTTCTAAAATCGTTTCGGGCCAAGTTAAGGTACGTAATAAGCAATTTATTCAGATATCAACGGCATATCCTGATCCAACCGTGCCATTCCATGATGATGAACGCATGATTCAGCAAGCCATGGAACAAGATTATTTGCGAGATGCTGATACATATTTGGGCCTTATCTGGTCACAGGATAGTCTGGACGAAACTTATAAGCCTGATATGTGGGTTAAAAGTAATCCCTTGCTAGATTTACCGAGCCAACGAGAAGTGTTGCTTAACGGCTTGACAGACAAGCGCGATTCTGACGCTTTGTCGGGTACACTCAACGATTTCCAAAATAAAAACCTCAACTTGTGGCTAGAACAATCGGCCGACAGCTTCTTAAAACTACCCGACGTTGAAAAATCTATTGTGCCGTCATTTAGTTTTGATGATCGGCAAGTTTATATTGGTTTTGACTACTCGATGTTTAGTGATAACACGGCGCTAGCGTTTGTATTTCCTTATCGCGATAACAATGACAAACCACGATGGTTTATTTATCAGCACAGCTTTATTCCGTGGCAGAAAGCTGGTTCGATTGAAGCTAAAGAAAAACAAGACGGTATTAATTATCGGGACTTAGCTAAAAAGGGATTTTGTACAATTAGTAGCCATCCGCAAGGACTGATTAATGACGAGCAGGTTTATCAGTGGTTACTTAACTTTGTTGAACGGCATCGACTGGAAGTTGTTTTCTTCGGCTATGACGCATGGGGGCTAACGCCTACAATCAAGCAGCTAGATTTGAATTCAGGGTGGCCATTGCAAGCCATTCGGCAGCGGACTAGTGAACTGAAGGATCCAACTAAGTTTTTGCAGACGATGTTTGTTGAAGGATCGGTAGACCGCTTTGATGATCGAATTATGGAAAAAGCATTACTAAATGCTGAAATTTATGAAGACAAAATTGGTATTCAAGTCGATAAAGCTAAGGCCACGTTGAAGATTGATGTTGTAGATGCGTTAATTGATGCTTTATTCCAAGCCATGTATCACTTTAAAGACTTTTCAGACGTAAACAATCCTGATAAACAGGTCGAACGCATGAGTGAAAAACAAGTTCTTGAATGGTTTAATAACCCGGAATCGAGATTGCTAGGAGATGATATGAATGATTTTTAAACAATTTTTTGCGACTATCTGGCGTTACTTTGATGTGTTGTGCTTTATTCTAGGCATGATTGCCGGGGTGTATGCAGCGTTTTTATTTGGCCAGGCACAAGGCGTTCTAGCAATTGCTGTAGCTTTGTTTTTAGTTGGCTGGCTTTCAGAAGTCGTAACAGCTGGTCAAAAAGGAGGTGATTAGCAATGCCCTTTTTTGAACCACCAACAGCAATCAATAATTCAACTAATATTCAAAGCGTACCAGTAGAAGACGACAATATCGTTAATTTTTTGTCACCAACTGGCAATAATGAATATGTTAGTGCCAAAGATGCTTTGGAAAATTCAGATATCTATTCAGCGGTTAATCAAATATCTGGGGACTTAGCCACGGTACAATTAATGGCTAATATGCCACGAGCACAAGGGATCCTAAACAATCCTAGTACGACAGCTAACGGTCACACATTTTGGCAATCTATGTATTCACAATTGTTATTGGGTGGTGAATGTTTTGCATATCGCTGGCGTAATCCTAATGGCTTAGATCTGCGCTGGGAATATTTGCGGCCTAGCCAAGTGCAAACCTACTTATTAGATGATGGCAGTGGCTTAACCTATACGGTTACTTTTGATGAGCCTAATTTGGGCGTTATTCAATATGTACCACAGTCTGACATGATTCATATTCGCTGGGCTAGTACCGATGGCGGTATGACGGGTAACAGCCCATTAAAAGCATTATCGAATGAGTTACAAGTCAAGAGTTCGTCTAACAGTTTAACGTTGGCTGCATTAGCACGTTCAATTAGCGCTCCTGGTGTTCTATCCATTCAGCACGGTGGGCTGCTGAGCGAGAAGATGAAAGCCAGCCGTTCACGTAACTTTATGAAGCAGGTGAATAGTTCAAACGGTGGGCCGGTCGTTATTGATCAACTTGAAGATTACAAACCGCTAGAAATGAAAGCCGATGTTACTAAGCTGTTAAGCCAAACAGATTGGACGAGTAAGCAAATTGCTAAAGTTTTCGGCATTCCTGATAGCTATTTGAATGGCCAAGGTGACCAACAAAGTAATATCGACCAAATCAAAGGCATGTACACCAATGCCCTTAATCGCTATTTACAGGCGATTTTAGCTGAGCTGGATAATAAGCTTAATGCTAAGATTACGGCCAATATACGGACTGCTGTAGACCCATTGGGAGACTCGTTTGCAGCTACCCTATCAGGGCTAGCTAAAGATGGCACGATTGCCAATAATCAAGCAACTTGGTTATTACAGCAGACTGGTTATTTTCCGGATGAAATGCCTGATGCTAAGAATCCAACGACACAACAAGTTGTGATTCAATCAGGAAAAGGAGGTGATAATGATGACAAAGAAAGTGATGATTAAAGGCGATATTGTTGATGATCAAACAGCCGGTTTCTATCAGTTTTTTGGAATGCCAGCAGTATCACCTTCGGGTGTTGCTGATATTTTAAATGATGACAGTGGCGATGACGATGACGACAGTGATGATGAAGCACTTGAAGTCGACATTGCTTCCAATGGTGGTGATGTTTTTGCGGCTAGTGAAATTTACACTATGCTAAAGAATTATGCTGGCAATGTCACAGTTAATATTCAAGGCTTAGCCGCTAGTGCGGCAAGCGTGGTTGCTATGGCTGGCGATCATATTAACATTTCACCAACTGCACAAATTATGATTCATAAGGCTTGGTCACAACCAGCTGGTAATGCTGACGATTTGGAACATGAAGCCAGTATTTTAAATGGCATTGATCAATCGATTGCCAGTGCTTATGAAGCTAAAACTGGCATGGATCAAGCTGACTTACTACAGTTAATGGCAAATGAAACATGGTTAACCGCTAGTGACGCCGTTGATAAAGGCTTCGCTGACGAAATTATGTTTGCTAATGATCAACAATTGCAACCGGTGAATGCTATTTCACATATTCCACCTAAATCTGCAGTTAACAAGTTGATGAATCTCATTTACAAGGCTGACAAGGATAAAACTAAGCCGGCTAAAGAAGAAAAAACTACTAATAGTCAATCTGCTGAATTACGTAACAGCAAATTGGCTATTTTATTTGGTAAAAATAAAAAGGAGGCCAACTAATGGCTAATATTAACACGATGAATGATGCTTGGATTGCCCAAGGGCAAAAAGTGTCAGACTTAAACGACAAATTAAATGCTGCTGTCCTTGATGACAGCTTCGATCAAGACCAATTTAAAGCAATGAAACAAGATCGCGACAATGCGGTTGCCCGGCGTGACGCTTTACATGAACAACTGGAAGAAGAACGCAAGGCTCAAAAGATTGCCAATATGGATGATAAGGACAAGACCCCACTTGATGATGACGAAAAAGACATCAAGGCTAAGTTCATCAAGAATTTCCAAGGCATGATTAAAGGCGATCCTAAAGTTATGAACTTGGTAACGTCTTCTACTGACGAATCCGGCAATGCGATTGGTTTGACTATTCCCCAAGATATTCAAACAGCAATTAATACGCTTGTTCGTGAATACGATTCATTACAACAGTATGTTAATCGGGAAACCGTTTCAACTCAAACTGGGTCACGAATTTACGAAAAGTGGACCGACGTTACTCCGTTAGCTGATTTAGATGATGAAACGGCTACCATTGGCGATAATGATGATCCTAAGTTATCTATTATCAAATACACGATCCATCGGTATGCTGGTATTACCACTGCTACTAATTCATTACTAAAGGACACGACTGACAACATTTTAGCTTGGCTGTCTCAATGGATTGCTAAAAAGGTCGTTGTCACACGCAACGCTCAAATCATTGCAGCAATGAACAAAGCACCTAAGAAGCCTAACTTGTCCAAGTTCGATGACATTATCACGATGATTAATACTGCCGTTGATCCTGCCATCAAGTCTACGTCATTCTTAATGACAAACACGTCAGGTTTAAATGTACTTTCAGAGGTTAAGGATGCTATGGGCCGCTACTTATTACAACCAGATCCAACACAACCTGATCAGTATTTAATCCGTGGTAAGCGGATTGTAGAAGTAGCCGACAAGTGGTTACCTAACGTTGGAACTGCGTCAGCACCGGCTTATCCACTTTACTATGGTGATTTATCACAAGCGGTAACTTTGTTTGACCGAGAAAATGCTTCATTATTGACTACCAATATTGGTGGTGGCGCATTTGAAAAGGATCAAACTAAGATTCGCGTGATTGATCGTTTTGATGTTGAAGCTACTGATACGGATGCCTTTGTTGCAGGTTCATTCAGCACAATTGCTGACCAACCAGCCAACTTTGCAGCAAGTTCTGCTACAACGACTGACGGGAAGTAACTAGTCAGCTATGTCGCCAATAAATAAACAATACAGCAACAATCTGGGCGGCTAAGTAAGGATGTGATTAAAATGGCAGCCGATTTAAAAACATTAAAATCATCTTTGCGAATTGACGGTAATGATGATGACGAGCTACTAAATGGCTATTTGTCTGCGGCTACTAACTATATTAAGCAGTCTATTGGTGATGAAAATGACGTTTCAGGTTTCTACGAGATGGATGGCGTTAGTGACTTGTTTGAAACGGCTGTTTACGCTTTAGCTGGTTCATACTGGTATTACCGGACATCAATTACTTCAAACGCTGTTAATCCAGTTGATTTAGTTGTCGATTCAATTATCGGACAATTGCGTGGCCTATATAACCAAAAACAGGACGAGGTGAGTGACAATGGCAATCAATAAGTTAACTCCAGTTGACTTTAACCAGCGTATACAGATTGGCACTGTTAAAACTGTTCAAAATCCTATTAATGGGACTAGTAAGCAGACATTTATTAGCCAGTTTAGTTTATACTGCGCACCCTATACACGATCGATTGCATATTCGTATCAACTAACGGCTGAACAATTAGAGCAAGTCGTAGTCATTATTAGGCATAATCCTAAAGTTTACGAAGGCATTAAATGCCAATATAAAGGTAAACTTTACGATGTCATCAATGACAGCATAGATGATTCTAGTAATTATCTATCTTGCGATTATTTGACGCTAAAGCAGGTTACTAAGGGGGCCTAGCGATGGCAAACGATGATATGGCCGACCAATTAGAAAGTTGGCTTAAGGACGTCCACAAACTAGTCCCTAACGAGGCTGAGCAAGAGAAGATAACCGCAGCTGGTGCTAAGAAGTTAGCTGATAACTTAACCGAGGTCACGAGAAAGAAACACTATTCAAGTCATAAAGACGAGAAGTACGGACACATGGCTGACAACATAAGCTATAACAGCAACGATATTGATGGTGAACATGACGGTAGCTCCATTGTAGGCTGGACTAATAAGTACCATGACATGAATGCCATGCGATTAAACGATGGTACTAAGCACATTAGGGCTGACCACTTTGTTGACCAGAACCTAGCCGACTCACAAGATGATGTATTTAACGCCATGCTCGAAGAATATAAGAAGGGGGACGATGACTAGTGTTATTACCAGTATCACAGGTAGCCAGCCTAGTTAACGCCCTCAATTTAACGTGGGTTGATAAAGTTTACCTTAATGAGATACCTAAAGAAGAACCAGACAACACTGATAGTACAGTCATGCTACTGCAAGAGACCGATTCAAGCCCGGCCTACCTTGCAAATAACACGTTTAAAGGCTTAGCAATGGGCGTTGAGATTCAAATTTTTTATAAGGTTGACCTAGCCGATGACTTTAACCCATTGGAAGCTGAGATAGCTTTAATGAAGATCCTTAAAGAGTCCGGCTGGTTAATTGTATCTAGTCAGCACCACACAACTGACCCAGATACCAACCAAGTAACGAAAACAATTTATGTAACTAAAAATGAAATGATTTAAAGGAGAGATAATTTAATGTCAAAACATAACATTGTCAAGGCAACTTTTGCTTTACTAGACGATAACGGTGATTTAATCAAGGACGCTACCAAAGGTCTATCTACTGACGGCATCTATGTTGCAGACCATCAAGGTGAAGGTTTCAGCAAGATTGATGTGACTGCTATTGAAGCTGCTGGGACACCTGGCTGGGGTAACGGACAAATCAAGCGTACAGCTTATGGTAAGTCTATGCCTACGCTGGCTTTAACTGCTTTAGACTTGGACTTTAAGATTAATCAAATGCTAAAGGGGTACACACAAAACGCCAATACAGGTGCCTGGGTACGCCAACTACCTAAGCCACACGTTGCGATGATTGCAGAATCACAATCATTAGATGGTGATATTTCAATCTATGAATGCTTTAACAATATTGAATTCGTTGAAGAAGCATCTAACAACAGTACAGATACCAACAATGAAGCTGCTTACTCAACAGTCCTAAATGGTACTGTCTTAACGCCGTTAAAGCCTAACATTTTCTTAGCTGCCAATGGCGTACAACAACCATATATGATTGCCAAGTCAACCGATACTGGTTTTGATTTGAATAAGCTTATGGCTGAAACGTTTGGTGGCTACACTAAGTCAACCAGCGGTACAACTAGTGGAGCGACTGGTAACTAGTAACATCTAAAGGCTCCCCTTAATGGGTGGCCTTTTTACATAGCTAAAAATAAATGAAAGAGGTAATTTTTATGAAAATCAATGCTAAAAACTATTTTAAAATCAACAAGACGGCTGATGTAACGCCAACTAACAATATCATTCGATTAGCTACCAAAGTTCAAATTGGTATGTTGGAATCACAAGACACCGAAAAAGAAGTTACTGAACTAGACGCAATGAAGAACGGCCTAGAATTACAGGACGATATGGCCGATTTTGTGCAACGGGTTATGGGATACACTGACAAGCAGATGGAGACTATTAATGACACCATCTCAATTGAGCGGTTTGGTGAAGGCGTTGGTTATCTAATCATGCGGTTAAATGGTATTTCAGATGCCGACATTAAGTTATCTGAACAAAAGCAACGCAAGGCTATCGAAGATTCTAAAACGTCAAAATAAACCGGCACAAACGCAACGTTGAAATCAAGCGAGAAGTTATGAAGTTAAAAAATCAGCAAGAAGATTTTAGCTTGTTAAGTAAACAATTGCTATTGGAGGGAATATCAACCAAGGAATTTGGCGATAGTCCCTTTTTTGATTTCATGGCGGCTTTAAATGCTCGTAAAAAGGAAGACCGATCTGAGTTAGTCGACCCACTGGATGCCATTAATCAAACATATGGCTTATAAGCGTTTGTGCCTAAAAGGAGGTTAAAAAAGAATGGCTAAAAAAGTAGTTGGCCGTGAGATGACCAGCAGGGTTGGACTAGACAGTGCTGAGGCCGTCAAATCACTCAAACAATTAACAGCCGAGGTTAAAGCCAACACTAGTGGTTGGAAAGCCCAAGAGACGGCGTTAAAATCAGCCGGTGAGTATCAAAAGGCCGCAGCAGCTAGGGTAGATGGACTAGCTAAATCAATGGAAGCCCAAAAGGCTAAAATTGATGAGTTAAAGAAGCGTCAATCTGGTCTAAACAGGGACACTAAAGATGGTGCACTTGAATATACTAAGCTGACTGATGAAATTAACAAGGCTAATCGGTCATATGACAGTATGGGTGGTCAGCTAGACCGGGCTAAAAATAGACTACAATATTACAATTCAGGTTTAGCCGACCTACAAAAGGGCTATAAACAAAGCACAGCATTGTCTAAGTCCTACGTTGAACGTTTAGAAGCTGAGGGTAAGTCAGCCGAAGCTAACAAGGCTAAATTAGGTGGTTTAAAACAGGCCTATTCTAACATGGAGGCTCAATATAAGACCCAATCAGATGAGCTAGACAGAATTAGGAAAGCTAGTGGAGCTACTAGTGACGCTTATAAACGCCAGCAAGTACGTGTTAATGAGACCGCAACAGCCATGGCTAAAGCTAAGACTAGTCAAAACGAGCTACTTAAAGCGATGAAAAAAGAGCCACATGCGTTCATGCACGGTGTTCGGTCTAAGCTTGATAGCATTGATGACAAAGCTAAGAAGACATCTCATTTATTCGGTACGATTCTAGGTGCCCATTTAGTAGCCAATGGGATTACTAGTGCGTTTACAGCTATCACGTCACATATAAATGAAGCTATTAGCGCCGGCATGACCTATGAAAAGGAACAGCAAAAGATGACGGCCACTTGGACGACTCTGACGGGCACGGTCACTAAGTCTGACGCAATGGTTAAAACGATCAACGAGTTGTCTGTTAAGACTGGTCAAGCTGTAGATGTTGTAAATGAATTAGAGCAAGGCTTTTATCATTTACATTCTAATAAAAGAGAATCAGATGAACTAACCAAATCCATGCTGAACATGTCGGATGCGGTTGGGTTAGATAAACAACAGATACAAGCAGTTACGCAAGACATGGTTAACGGTCTGTCACGGGGGAAAGCCAATGCTGGTATGTTAAACCAAATTAGCCAGTATTTTCCGATGTTCCGTGAACAATTGGCCAAGTATGAATCTGGATTAAAAAAGACGGGTGATACGGCTGCTTCAACAGGTAAAGGTGCTGCTAAAGCCGTAAGTGCCTATAATAAAAAAATGACCTTGATGTTTGAAGGAATGCATTATGGAACAAATAATAGTTTATCTGACCTAGAAAAATATCGTCAAAAAGGTATTATCAGTGCCCAGCAATTTACAGTTTTTAGCAAGCAAATTGCAAGTGGACATAAAGTTACTAATGCAGAAATTAAGCAAGCTATTAAGGTTAACTCGCAATATGCTGCTCAACAAGAGACAAACGCCAAAAAGACTCACGAAAGTAGCAAGGTAACAGTTGCTGATTTGAGTGAGATGGCTAAAGAAGGAAAAATATCTGCTAAAGATATTGAAAATACGTTTAATCAACTTGGATCTGGAAAATACGATAAAGCCGCCGACAATATGCTTCAAACAATGGTTGGGATGGAACGAACGATTAAAGCTCGTGTTCCAGCGTTAATTGGCGATATTGAAAATCCCATCCTAAATGCTAAGAGTCCAATTTATAAGGCTGTTTCAAAATGGGTATCTGATAAAGATACCGATGCCGAATTTAAAGATATTGGTAATGCTGTAGCACTTCAAATGAAGCTGATTACTAAGGCCTTTGGTGGTAAAAATATCAACGTCACTAGTGCCCTTGATAAGATGCTCGCCAATGTTGCTAAAGGCATTGATAAATTAGGATCTAATATCATTGCCCATAAAAAAGATATTAAATCATTC